AAGTAGAATTAATATCAAAATCCTCAGGTAATGCCTCATATAATTTAATTAATATAGTTGGGTTAGTAGGATCTTGATTATCTAGTTGAATATTATTAGCAATAGCTAATTGATTGTCTCCAAAATTAAGATAAAAATCTAGAAAGTATGGGCTATCTTCTCTTTGTTGAATTAAAGAATTAGCTTGCTCGACTATATCTAGATCGGTTAATGAAGTACTATCTAAACGAATTTCAGTACGATCAGATGAAATTTCAACAATATAAAGTTGTTGAAGTTCTGAACCAATTTGCTTGTTAAAAAAGTTGAAGTAGGTAATATATTCACCTTGATCATACCCACTATCTAAAAGAGACTTTTCAGGATCAATTATAATTTGAGAAATAGTATTATTTAACCCAGCAGATTGACCATCAGCTAAAACAGTATATTGAGTAAAGTTATAATTTACTTCAAGTAAATTTTGGTTATTATCGTATACAAAATATTCGATATAACTACTAGATGATAATGAAGTATTTACTTCAAAAGAAGATATTAAACCAATATCTTGACCTTCATACGCTTGTGAAGTAAAATCTTGTGTATCTATTTGTACAATTTCTGCTGCCATTATTGTGGGTTAGCTAATGTTGTTCCTGTTTGTAATTCTACTATTTGCCTTTGGGCATCGAGTAAATCTGTTCTTAATTGAGCAATTTCAGCTTGCAAAGCAGCTATTTCCTCTTGGTTTGCCTCAAAATTTATATATTCACTACTTGTTCTAATCAAATATTCATGTGAATTAGTTGTACCTAATTCGGGTATATCATAAAAAAGCTCATTGTAAAGAGCAAAGAACTCTTCAGTAGTAGGTTGTTCTGCTATCCTTTCTTGAATAGTTTGAACACCTAATTCTTTAAAAGACGTATCTATAACTTTATTATACTGTCTTTTATCATATACTTGTTTTTGTAAGTTTATGCTTTCACTCATCCGTTAATAACTTTAAAGTAATAGCTATCATCATAAATTATTGTAGAACCTTGAATATTTGTTTTAATTAGTATTTGATAATATCTTTCGGGCTCTAAACCACTCATATAAACATCAAAATAGTTACCTGTTGAATCGGAACTAATTTGAGTATAATTGTCATCGAAGTTAATAACATACTCATTAGTATCCAAGTCTTTTATTGCATAATATGAAGCAGTTGGTAAATAATTTAAATCAGTGTATAAAGATGATGTTTGATATGCTCTTGTAGGGTATAAAGGACTTACATTGACATAAAATCTATTTACACTTTCAGGAAAGAAAACACCTGGATTTTCAGAAAGAGACATTTTAAGATTAGAGGTAGTAACAATACTTCCTGTGTTTGATCCAGTTAATACAGTTGAGTAGTCTCTCCATCTAAATTCTAGAGTTGGAGGGTAAATAGTATTGGTATCAACACTATAAAATTTAAATATAGGTTGAACATATTTACTAGGATTAAATTCTAAAGACCCAGTAAGTTTAACTATAAACCCATAATTTGGGAGTGAAGAACTATACCAAGCATTTACTATATTACTTACATTTAAACTAATATCCTTTACATTACGTAAAGCAAAAGATTCAGTAACTAAATAAGTAGAAGAAGTGTACCAATTACCTCCACCTTGACTAGCATAAGTTGAATTATATGAACCGGTGTATGTTCCTCCTGAATTTGAACCACTTAAAGACCATGGATTTGATCCTGAATAAGAGGAATAAAGCCAAGAAACTCCATCATCAACAGAAGGGGAATCTCCTAAATAACCTGTACCATTATTCCATTCTTGTGCGGTTGCACGAATTTCTAATTTAGTATTTTGATTAATCCCTTGTGCTTCAGCAATAAAATTTTTAAAATAAATACTAGAACTATGTCCAGCTATTTTATTATTGATAACATCTTGAATTTCACTTGTGTCAAACTGTATTAAGTACCTAGCTATATCTGGGGTTCCATCTAGACCTAATTGATTAGATACTTCTAGGATAGCATCTAACCCTGTATTCATTGAGGGAAAAGTAGAATATAGAGTGGCATCTTGAGTAGGAAATAGTTTATATACAGCCATTTATATATTTTATTATAAATATAGCGTTATAAAGGAACTACTTTACCTTTTATGTCAGTATTAGGGTATCTTATTTCAAAAATACTAGGATCTAATGAAGGGTAAATTACTTGGTTTTGTGTAGCTCCTGCTATATCATAAGCATATTGTGAATATCCTAAAGTAGTTCCTGCTTTATTTGAAATAGAAACTGATTTAACTGATTGGTACGTATTTCGATATTATCTCCAATCATTCTATATTGGGACATGTAAGTACGTAAATTATTTTTTAATGTATCTGTAGCATAATCTAATTGTCCTTGTGAATTTAAAGATAGAACATATAAATTAAGAGTTTCAATTGTTGAAACTTGATTATCTGTTAATTTAGGTTGTTCAATAAATGCTTTAGAAACAGTACCATAATCTGTAGGCATACTTAAAGCACGAATTAAATAATCATCTGCTGTAACTGAACGTTTTTGGGAAGCAATCAATGCTAAAGTATTTTGGCGAATTTCTTCTAATGTATCTCCACCTTTACCTCCGGATGCTGCTTCAAGATTGGTTGCAGAAAGAGAAGCAAACACATAATTCGCAGTAGTTGTATTAAGATTAATATTATTAAAACGAGAATTATTAGTATTTAAATTATTTAATGAATTAGCAGGAACATTTGATCCAACACCTCCTCCAGTTAAATATCTTACAGTTAAAGTAGTATTTGAAGGAGCAATACCATATGTTCCTGTAAATAAAAAGTTTGTAGGAGAATATGCTGTTGTTAATTTATCTTGTTCAAATGGTAAACCAATTCCTACATTGTCTGCATTTGGGGTAATTTCTTCAGTAACATCATTTGGAGCACCTGCACCAAATTGGATTTGTAAATTTGAAAGAGATGTAAAACGAGTTGCAAAACGTCGAGCTACTTTTCGTAAACGAAGTAAATACGGTGTATCTCCATTTACATTTGGGTCATAGATGTTAGAATTTTTAATAGTATCAAATACCATTTCTTGTCCTAAATGATCTACTTCATACCATTTATTACCATCTGAATCGGTAATGTCTAATACTTTAATAATATTAGGGGAAGATAAATTAATAGTTTGATATTGTTGAGGGGCAGAAAAAGTAAATGTATTAGTATTAATAGTAGCTGAAATGGCTTTTCTACTTTTCTTTAAAAGATAATATTGTGGAATATTTCCAGCAATCTGGTAAACTGTGACTTCAGTAGGGTCTAAAGAACTTGAAACAGAAAAATCTATTTTATCTTGAATTAAAAATGAAGATCCGTTTTGGGAAGTTATAGTTGTATTTTCTCCTACAGTAATAGCATATGTGTAATCAGGTACATAATTACCACTACCATCATTAATAGAAGGTAATTGTTGATATACATCAACTATAGTTTGGGCCGCACTTGTAGTTTTTGGTTTATAACCAAACATATATGCTAACTCAAATACATTATTTGTTTGTTGAGCATATTGAACAAATGTTTCTTGAAATTGATTGTCTAAATAGAAACTTAAAACATCCCCAACATAAGATGCTTGCTCCATAAACATCATTCCTGGAGATGTAGCTGAAAAATCTGTATAAGTTTGGGGGAAATATGTTCTAGCATATTCTATTAAACGAGCCCTAAAGGATTCAAAGTCACGATTAATATATTTTATGTCTCTATTTGTTGTAGCCATTTTTAAAATTCAAAATTTATTTCGTCGTTGGTATTAGAATTCGCAACTGAATATTTTAGTTGGATTATTATAGTATTAAGATCGTCATTCTTTAATACATCTAAAGATGAAATTATAACTTGTGGAAAAAATTGGCTTAATTTAGAATTAACATTTTCTTTAAGTCCATCTAAAGTCCCTTCAGAAATTTGTTCAAATATAAATGTTCTTAAACCACCCCCAAAAGTTGGATTTAATGGAATTTCTCCAGGATTTGTCAAAAAATAATTTATAAGGTTATTTTTAATTGCTTGAGCTGTTAAATAATTTTGAGTAAAAACAGCAGGACCATTAAAAGGTAAATTTACCCCAACCGCAACATTTGGGTTTAAGTCAACTGGGTTAATTTGTTGGGGGTTAAATGGCATTATTTGCTATTTAATAAATTCATGATTTGATCCATACCTAATTCACCTGCTCCTAAATTACCATTTACAGGATCACTTACTTGTGGTCTAAATGGAACTGCATCTTGTGAAGTAAAACTTAAAGCAGTTTCACCCAATACATCAGCATATTTAACTTTTAAATCCATTGTAGGTTGGGTAAATGTAGGTTTAGGTGTATCTATTGTTTGAATAGATTCCTTTACGATTGTT